CAACAAGTGGAAGATGATTGGTAGATAAATATTACAGAATGTAACAAAAAATACAAATGACTGGTGTACTACATCATTTCACTGTCGAATTATTTGTAACTGTGGTAACTGGAGGAACGTTGGCTATCATAGTTACATCTTTGACATATGATAAATAATTTTTTTATAAGAACGTAAATGGATTTTACAGTTTTTTCCAAGGATGGTTGCCCTTTTTGCGACAAGATTATAGAAATATTAGAAATATCAAATTTAAGATACGTTGTTTATAAGTTAGATAAAGAGTTTACAAAAGATCAGTTCTATGAAGTATTTGGCGAAGGATCAATGTTTCCACAAGTACAAGTAGATGAACATCCAGCTGGAAAAAGAACTGTAATAGGTGGATGTATGGATACCATAACTTACCTTCGTGATAAGAGATTGGTTGAGGTATAATTAGTACTAATACTATACATTAATACATGTTATCAACAGCATATCGCCTTCGTTTAGAAGGAATCTGCAAAGCAATTGCAGCTGGAACTGAAGTATCTATAGAGGATATGATTTGGGCTCAGAAACTATCAAAACGTAATACTTCAGCAAGAGGTATGTTGAGCTCAGCAAGAAGATTATCAACAACTGATGATGATTCTTTTCTTAAGTACTTGGATATAGGAGACCCCGATTCAAGTAAACACAAAAGGGGTTTCAGTGGTGCTGATGATATAGCAGATTGGTTTAGGAATGAAAGATCAGATGATTGGAGACAACGTGACTGAATATGAAAGACGAGCAGAAGACCCATGTTGGCAACACAAGCAAAAATGCATCGCAATGTTCACCCTCGATTCACACAACACTTCTTACTTATATCGAAGAGAAGATAACACATATTACTGGCAACATTGTCGAAAGGAAGCGGAAGATGATCTCTTCGTAGATGCAGATGGATTGCAATTAGATTTATTTGGCAATCCAATTCTTCATAAAGATTGGATTTTAAAGGCAATATTATGAAAATTGAATTTGAAAAACAATTTGGCGAAGGCACAGATCCTTGGTATGCAAAGGCAGAAAGGTGGGCGAAGAAGCAACGCTTCCCCATCTCATTTTTATTGCTTGGTATTATCGAGTGGTTGAAACAGAAGTGGATAGATATTAAAATAGAAAATACAATGAGAGATGTGGATATACAAGCAAAAAATATAGTGGACGCATGGGAGAAAGAAGATAAACCCACTACTATTATTACCACTACGCCATCTGAAGTTAAAGGTTTAGATGACATGGAAATAAAAAGAAACGTTTGACAGTTTAACATTCATGTGTTATACTGATTAGGAAATATCTTCTCCTCTCTAAATAACTACAGATTGGGGTACGCCATGATTGATTTAACCGCAATAGTTGTACTATTGACTATAGGAGCTTTTTTTGTAGGAGCACTTGTAAGCTGGATAGTAAAAGACTATGTAGATTCTTATATTGATAATGCTGCATATGCAAAAGCTATATCTCATCCTGAGATGTTAAATGAAGATGGCACTGTAGATCGGACAGAGCTTTTAACAGTAATGTTTGATAAACCAGATGAGGAAGAGGAACTCGAAGAAGAGTAATTATGATTCTCGTTGACATGAACCAATGCATGATCAGTAATCTGATGATGCAAATAAAAGTTGGCGAAAAACTTGATGAAAATCTAGTTCGTCATATGGTATTGAACTCTCTAAAATCTTATAACAAAAAATTTAGAGAAGACTACGGCGATATGATTCTTTGCTACGATAGTAAACACTATTGGAGGAAGGATTATTTTCCCTACTATAAACAGAATAGAAAAAAAGATAGAGAAAAATCTAATCATGATTGGAATGCTATCTTTGAAATCTTGAATAAAATCCGTGACGAGATAAGGAACAACCTTCCTTACATTGTAATGGAGGTAGATGGTGCTGAAGCAGATGATATTATCAGTGCTTTATGTAAGCATCTACATCAAACATATCCCCAAGATAAGATTCTTATTTTATCTGGTGATAAAGATTTTATTCAACTAAAAAAATTCAATACTGTAACTCAGTATAATCCTTTGCAAAAAACTTTTGTAGCAGATTTTAATCCTACAGAGTATATTGCAGAACATATCATCAAGGGAGATAGAAGTGATGGAATACCAAACTTCTTGTCTGCTGGTGATACATTTGTGACAAATAAAAGGCAACGACCTATTAGTAAAAAGAACTTAGAAAAATGGATCTATACTGATCCATCTGTGTTCTGTAATACTAAAGAGAAGCTTGATAACTATGAAAGGAATAAGACTCTTATAGATTTGGAATGTATTCCAGATGATTTAAGAGCTCAAATTCTCAATGAATTTACATCGTTAAATAGTAACGATAAAACAAAGTTGTCTGTTGACTATTTTGTCGAACACAAATTGGTGTCTTTAATGAATAACTTGGAGGACTTTTAAAATGGCCGATTTAGACAAAAACCAAATGTTACTTTCTGAAGTTTTACAGAAAGTATCTAATGCAAAAACAAAATCAAAAAAAATTGAAATATTAAAGCAACTTCGTACAGATGCTTTAACATCAGTTTTAATATGGAACTACGATAGTAGTGTTATTAGTATGGTTCCAGAAGGTGAAGTACCATTTACACCTAATGATGCACCAGCTGGTACTGAACATACAAGACTCTTACAAGAGTATCGTAATTTATATCACTTTGTAAAAGGTGGTAATGATACTTTGAATAGACCTACAAGAGAAAGAATGTTTGTTCAAATGCTTGAAGGTTTACATGCTGATGAAGCATCTTTAATTTGTTTAATTAAGGATGGTAATCTTCAGAAAAAATATAAGATTACAAAAGCATGTGTAGATGAAGCATACCCTGACATACAGTGGGGTAATAGATCATGAAAATACTTCATGAAGATTGTGATCCTAAGTTAGCACAAGATAAGAAATTACCTTATACCGCTTACTTAGTTTGTTATAAAAAAGACAATACAGGAACACTTCACCACGACCTCACAGTTGCTGGTACTCAAGTAGAAATATTTGATCATTACTATGACAAATATAAAAAGGGTTTCCAATGGATGAAACAATCCGAAGGAAGAATCGCTCCTAATTTATGGAAGATTAAAACCGAGGCACCGCCTCCTAAGAAAAAGAAATGAAAGATAAAAAGGCAGCAAAGAAGTTAATAAAAAAATATAAAGAACGTCCTTATTTGTATTCCAAAGCGGACGTTCAATATGCTAAACTTATACAAAACAGAATCAAACTATTAAAGAAGTATGAATCAAGTGAATCTGGTAAGCGTGACTCCGAAGGCAGAAGAAACGATGGGGTATGTAGCGAGAGTCAGCAACCCCAAGAACCAAGAGAATCCAAACGTCAGTGGTTTATTAAGTTACTGCATAAAGCACGGTCACTGGTCGGTATTTGAACAAGCACACATGACGGTGGAGATTAATACCACCAGAGGTCTTGCTGCTCAAATATTACGACATCGTAGTTTTACATTTCAAGAGTTTAGTCAAAGATATGCTGACACTAATTTGTTAGCAGAAGAGATTCCTATGTTTGATCTTCGACATCAGGACTATAAGAATCGACAGAATAGTACAGATGATGTACCAAAGAACAAGAAAGCAGATCTTCAATATAAAATTGCTGAACATTTTGTTGAAGCAATGGATCTCTATAATGAACTTCTTGCTTCTGGTATTGCAAAAGAGTGTGCTAGATTTGTCTTACCACTTGCTACACCAACCAGAATTTACATGACAGGTAGTGTTCGTTCATGGATACATTACATAGACTTACGTTCTGCTCATGGTACACAGAAAGAACATATGGATGTTGCGAGAGCAGTTCAATGTATATTTGTAGGAGAGTTCCCAATTGTAAGTGAGGCTTTAGGATGGAACACTATGACCCACAAGTAGATGATTATGTCATCTGGACTACGGATCTAGGAATGAAACATGAAGGATGGGTTTATTTTAAAGCAGAACCTTCAGAACCAAAAAGAGGATGGAAAACTCCTTCAAGATATAT